GGCTTTATGTCGTTGCACTTAAAACACCTTTTAGAACCGTCCATGCTCAATCTCCTGTGCTTGTAGACTGAGCCATTATAGGCCGGTTCTAATTAAAAGGGATGTCGTCGTCAGTATCATCAAGCGACGTGGCTTGCTTAGCGGGAAGCTCGTGCAAAGCAGCCCACTCAGGCGAGGTCTTGATGGTGTCCTGGAGGTTCTTCCCGAAGCTATTGAAGAGATCCATCATGTTGGGCTCGAACTGGTCCATCGAAAAGATCCCGAGGGCGTTATGGCCAGCAGGCAGGACCTTGCGAAGCGCTGGCGGTAGCGGCATGACGGTCGCGACGTTCGAATACGTCTTGCCATCCCGGCTCTCTTGGGTGATGTTGATCATGCCCCACTGGCCAAGCAGCGACTTGATAGCAAAGCCGTTGAGTTCAGCGTCGCTAAAGGGTTTGCCCCTCCAGGACTCAAGGAAGGCCCGTAGCGCCGCTTTCTCGGACAGGCTGGCAGTAAAGCGTTTGCTGGCCATCAAAGGCCTGCCATCGTCCGTTAAAAGGGGTCTGCCGCTGTCGTCTTCGCCATGGATCTCCCAGGACAGCAAGACCTTGCGTTGATGCTTGACGTTGCCCTGCCAAGTTGTTTCTTGCGTACCGAGATCAATGATGCGGTAGCAACGTCCCATGTAGACGCCTGGGGGTGTCGGTGTAAAACCGGTGTTTGCTTCAGCTTTCAGTAACATTTCTTTCCTTTCGTAGTCCAAGTTCATAACGCAGAACCGCCCAGTCTTCCTCGTCTGCAAGGCCTGCCCGGGCACGTTCGTAAGCGTCTTCCAATCGTTGCTCACGTTCTTCCATTTGCTGCTGATACCAGAAATCGTCTTCCACTGTTTCTCCTTTTCTCACGGCAATCCGCCGTACCGAAGATGTTAGATATATCGAACACCTCTGTCAAGTGATGCCGCAACCCTGGGTTACGGGTATCCATTACTGCAACCGTTGCATGGAGGCCAAAACCAGCGTGTTACTAGCGAATAACAGGGGGGGTAACAGTGGTTTAACAGGGAAATAACAGGAGGTATCAGGGCATCGCAACCCCGGGTTGCACGAAGGGTTCCGTTCGGTTAATCTAACGCCATGGACACAAAAGAGATGATCAAAACGCTAGGCGGTACCAGGGCAGTTGCACGGTACCTGGGGGTGGCTCCGAGCACGGTCCACCATTACATCAAGACAGGAAAGATCCCGTTGCACAGGCTCATGATGCTGATGCCGCGGCTACACGAGAAGGGGGTGGTATGGCCGCTGAAAGTATGAGCAATGAGCCTATGGGCGAAGCACTTGAGAAGATCTTCGCTTACGCAGAGATGCTGACCGATCACACGCTTGAGAATGTTGAGAATCTTTCGGAGACAACCGACCCGAACTTTGCCGCACTGGTGCTGCACGCTGCAGTCATGAACATGCTCATCATGAACTGTAAGGACGAATACGAGCGCCGCGGCTACAAGGATCTCGAGGAAATCGTTTCCGCAATCAGTGACGCAGTTCGGGAAGCACTTACTGATTGCAAACCAACAACACATTAAGTACCATTCAAAGGGCATGGCTAGGTTAGCTACCGAAGAGGGGATTCGTCACCCCCCTGCCACGGCCCAGTTTCAGTGACGATTACAAGCCTTTGACGAGGGTTGAATGCACTACTATCCGTTCCATGTGGGGGACTATCAGACCCACACCGCGCACCTCAGCGATACCGAGGATCTTGCATACAGGCGCATGCTTGACCTGTACTACATCAACCAAAAACCGCTACCAAACGAGGCCGCCAAGGTTGCTCGGCTAATCCGCATGCCTGCTGCAGTCGAGGAGGTACGAGGCCTGCTTGAGGAGTTTTTTGTTTTACAGGAGGGCGTCTATACCAACAAGCGATGCGACAAGGAAATTGCTTCGTACATGAAGCAAAAGCTTGGTGGTGCTAAGGGTGCAAAAGCTAAGTGGGATAAAGCCAAGCGAAAGGGTGGCGATAGCCTACCCAATGGGGAGGGTAATGGGGTGGGTAATGGGGAGGGCAATGCACCCCCATTAGCAACCAATAACCAGAACCAGAACCAACAACCAATTAAAAGCTCTTTCGTACAAGTCGATAAACCCGAGGGGGTAACCGACGAGGCTTGGCAAGCCTTCATCCTCACCCGCAGGGCGAAGAAGGCCCCCATCACCAAGCTTGCTATGGCTGGTATCGAGCGAGAGGCTCTCGCTAAAGGCAGGTCTATCCCTGATGCGATCCGCATCGTTTGTGAGCGTGGCTGGACCACCTACAAAGCCGAATGGGACAAGCAAGAGTTCGGAAGCAGTCTTGACGACCAATTCGCAGGTGCGCTATGAAAGGCCATGACTTCGTGATTGCTTGCCAGCTAAACAAGGCCCCGCCCCGCGCCGTGTTCGTGGACTTCTCCGGCGCCCCCGATTCAAGCCTGCCGATCCCGGTCGTTGTCGCGTCCCGGTCCGATCGTGACTACCGTTGGGCTCGAGGCCTGAGGGTCTACGTCCAGGGAATCGATTCTGAGGCCGTTTTTAGGGCCGTAGAGGCGCTCAAGCTCTGTGGTGCAGCCCGAATCATTGCCACCTACGAAGAAACGTCTCCTGCGCTGATTTGGGACTCGGAGGTGGACGCATGAATCCGATGCCTGAAGTCGATTACCTAGAGTGGTATCACCAGATGGAGGCGGCCGTTACGGTCAAGCCTGCCAAGGACGTGATCAGCGAAGCCATCGAACTCCTGAGGGCCGATCCTCCCAAGCCCGTTCTCATGCCCTGGAACAAGCTCAAGGACCGGTTTGCCTTTCGGAATTCCGAGGTCACGGTCTACGCCGGGAATAACGGGTCCGGAAAGTCGCTGATTACCGGCATGATTGCGCTGAGCCTCATGAGCCAGGGCCGCAAGGCTTTGATTGCAAGCTTCGAGATGAAGCCGGTCACGACCCTGACCAGGATGGTCCGACAGTTCACCAACTCACGGACCCCGACGGTTGAGCAGTACGAGGACTTCTCTCGCTGGGTTGGCGACAAGCTTTGGTTCTACGACAAGCAGGGTGAGGTCAACCGCAAAGCAGTCATCGGGGTTGGCCACTTTGCTGCAACGCAGTACAAGATCCAGGACTACTTCATTGACTCGCTCATGAAGTGCGTTGCCGGGGAAGACGACTTCAACGCCCAAAAGGACTTCGTCTCTGACTGCACGAACCTTGCACGCGATACCGGTCTTCATGTCCACCTCGTTCACCATATCCGCAAGGGTCAGACTGACGAGCAGGTCCCCCAGAAAGTCGACATGAAGGGCTCAGGCTCGATTGCTGATCAAGTCGATAACGTCTGGATGGTCTGGCGCAACAAGAAAAAAGAACGCCTGCAGGAAGCTGGCCAGCCCGTACAGATGGACGAGCCTGACGCCATGCTCTTGTGCGAGAAGCAGCGAAACGGTGAGTCGGAGCCCCGGCTAAGACTTTGGTTCCACGCCCAATCCCAACAATTCACGGAGGCCGCCGGTGCAAACCCCTACCGATTCAACCCCGACTTTTGAGGTCTCCCTGCCCTGGCCGCCGACAGTCAACACCTACTGGCGCCATACCGCTCGAGGGGGCACGGCCATGGTCTACATCTCCAAGGAGGGGCAGATGTACCGGACCGCGGTCCAAGGCCTTACCGCTACCAAGCGCAAGCTGCATACCGGCCGCCTGAGGGTCGAGATCGAGGCTTGGCCGCCCGATAAGCGCAAGCGCGACCTGGACAACATCCTGAAGAGCCTGCTCGACGCATTGACCTACGCAGGCATTTGGGGGGACGACAGCCAGATTGATGACTTAAGGGTTTACCGAACAACCGTTGGAGGCATGGTGAAAGTGAGAATCTATGAAAACTGAACACGACCCGCACTTAGCGATCGACTACATCATCACGCACGGCAAACGATTTGCCGATGCAAAAGCTCAGAGGATCTACCTCGAGGAGTTCCGCAAGTCCAAGAAGGCTTTGCTCATGCAAACCTCGATGGAGAACAGCGTCAACGCCCAGGAGCGAGACGCCTACGCGCATCCGGAATACATCGAGCTTTTGAACGGCATCAGGCAGGCCGTCGAGATCGAGGAGGAACTCCGTTGGAAGCTCATCGCTGCCCAGGCCAGGGTCGACGTATGGCGCTCAGAGCAGGCCAACATGAGGACCGAAGGGAAGGTGACGATATGAGCATGCAGACCGACTGGGAGGCCTTTGCAAAGCTGCAGGGGCTTAATCCAAACACCAAGGGACACTTTTACATGGCTTTCACCGCAGGATGGAAGGCCGGTATGAACGACGCCAAGAAAACAGTAAAGGAGGGCGAGGAATGGAAACTGCTGGACAACGATCAAGCGTGAGCGCTATGAAGCAGGCGCTTGAGGCGCTGGAAAAAGTGATTATTGCGTTTGGCCCAGGTTTAACGCTACAACAGAGAGCTATTACCGCACTTCGCCAAGCACTTGTCGATGCCGACGACACATCTCAAGAACGTGTCGATGAAATCGTAAAAGATGAACATGAGCCAGTGGCGTGGGCCAATTCAAGCGACCTACAAAACTTTGACATGCGAGTGCGGACAGGTCCTGACCTGCACCACACAGTGCCCCTCTACACCGCACCGCCAAAGCGTGAATGGGTTGGGCTGACAGATGAGGAGGTTGATTATTGTCGGTATGCAGCAACTTTCTGTGATGAGCTAGACACGGCGTATATGGCAGAGCTTATTGAGAAAGACTTGAAGGAGAAAAACACATGAACACACAACCCGAAGCCTTGCGACTGGCTGATGCGCTAGAAGAACTTGACGTGCAATTCAGCCGCACGGGTCTATGCGGAGAAGCCGCCGCCGAACTGCGCCGGTTACATGCGCTGAATCAGGAACTGCTAGAGGCGTTGAAAGACATGCTGGATAACCACGAAGACGCTTGTACAGGATACGGCGAAGGTGCCGCAGATAAAGCTCGTGCCGCCATCGCTAAAGCAACAGGAGACAAATCATGAGCCGTGAGGCTATGAAGCTGGCGCTAGTGGCGCTGGAAGGGAATTGCACAAACGCTGCCGCAGACCCGGAACAGGCTGCAAATGAGGACGCAGCCATTGCCGCACTGCGCCAAGCACTGAAGACAGAGCCGTTTGAGTACTGGAACGCAGTTGAAGGGTGGGTAAAAATCGATGAGGTGCGTGAGCATTTTGATTCAGTAGGGTGTGGAACCATTTACAAATCTGCTGGCGAAGGTCGATCACCTCTTTACACCGCCCCGCAAAAGCGTGAATGGGTTGGGCTGACGGATGAGGAGATACACCAAGCTTTTTGTCACGTTGGATATGAAACGCCTCACGACTGGAATAAAGACCCCGAATCATGGTGCATTGCAAACGCAAAGTATCTGCAAGCAATTTTGAAGGAAAAGAACCATGGATAACCATGAGGTCCTTGCGCTTGCCAAAAAGACTGGGGTAATGATCTCGGGTCGGCCCGAGTTCGAGGAGTCGGTCAGGCGGCTCGGCAAGCTGATCATCAAGCGTGTAGCACCCAGGCCTTTAACGCCCACGCAGCTTGCGTACCTCGAGGCGCTTGGTGACCGGAAGTCGCTGCAAGACTTGGCCCTGCAGTTCGGCTGCACGCCACAAAACGCCCTGAAGATGGTGAGGGTCCTCGAGGCAAGAGGCCTGATCAGCAAGTCGTTGCTATTCAAACGGCGACTGGAGCGTGGAGCCTGGGCCTACTACTACAAGAAGAACTAGCGTAATGGATAAAAACATATGGACGCGTAGGCACGAGATCGACAAAGCGCGGCACGACAAGATGAAGGAGCTTATGGACGAGTACGACCGCAAGGTCTACAACCCAGCGCGAAAGCAATTGGTCGAAGACTGCGAAAAGGAAGGCCATACCCAGGGAAGGTTCCACGACAACGGCTTTGGCTGGACGTGGTGGTATTGCGGTAAGTGCGGAACATCATTCAACAAGGAGAGAGCATGAAATCAGACACAGCAACCCTCGTCTTAGGTGGCGCAGCCTTCGGGCTGATCTATGCCGTGCTTGCCTGGGCAATGCTATGAGGCATGTAGCAGGCGAGTGCTCCTGGCGAGACCCGGAAGAGGATCAGCCGCCGCTTGGCTCCAAGATGCTGCTGCTCAATCCCGCGGGAGTCGCCTGCATTGGAACCTGGAGCCGAGTATTTATCGCTTGGGCACCGCTACCCAAGATCCCTTTGAACATCAAACAAAAACTGGAGAACAGCTATGAGAACCTGGGCCAATACACCCGCGATGCGTGACGCCTACCGCGAGTGGTTTCAAGGCACGAGCATTACCGACCAAAGCCTTGCCAATTGCTGGCAGGCCGCATGGAACGCAGCGCTTAAGAAGCGTAAGCCAAGCAAGCAGCAGGACCTCTTCGGCGTGTCGTCCTTAGCCTTTGCAAGATCAACCGACCCCGACACGAGCCAGGACGCCGCCAAGTCCTTTGATCCGACCGCGCTGGAGGCTAAGGTGCTCGAGGTTATCCAGTCCTACGGCCAAAGCGGCTGCATCAAAGATCAGATCCTTGGGCACTTCGCGCCAGACGCCGCTCCGACCGTTACGCCGCGCTTAGCGCCGCTTATGCGCAAGGGCTGGATAGAAGACACCGGCGAACGAAGAAAGGGCCATAGCGGCCGCAATCAGCGCGTCCACAGGGCTATCCGATGACCAAGGACGAGAAGCAGTGGCTCAACGACCTGTCGGAGATCGGCTGCATCCTTTGCGCACACTTGGGCACCCCTGGCACTCCGGCGGAAATCCACCACCCCAGGTCAGGGGTTGGCATGGGCAGGAAGGCCACGCACTACGAGGCCATACCCCTGTGTCCCGAGCACCACAGGGGGAAGACGGGTGTACATGGCCTCGGCACCAAGGGATTCCCCAAGCATTACGGGATTACCGAGCAGGACCTGCAGGCCAAGGCAGCGCTGATGATCGGCACTCTTCGGGCGCAACGTACCGTTCGTCGGCTGGATAAAAGAAATGAGCCAAACGGATAAAGATTCGTGCTGTAATCCTACCTACAGCAAGTCGCTGTGAGAAACCGGAGAAAATGATGCAAACAGCAAGTCTCGTAAACAGTCTCTACAGCCGCATGACAGTCGGTGAGCCAGCGCCCTACGTTGGTATGCCAGCAACCCTTCTTTCCTGGACCGATCGCAACCCCTGCACGGTTATCGAGGTCAACATGGCCAAGCGCTTCATCGTCGTGCAAGACGACGATTACAAGCGCGTTGACAACAACGGCCTCAGCGAGTCCCAGCGCTACGAGTACACGCCCAACGCTAACGGCTGCCGCCGTATTTTCCGCAAGATGAAGAGCGGCCAGTGGGTCCAGCACTTCGTGAACCCCGAGACCAATCGCCTCGTTAAGGCAGAAGGCTGCGGCCTTCGCCTCGGTGAGCGTGAGAAGTACCACGACTTTTCATTCTAATAACCGGGGCTTCGGCCCCTTGTTGACAGGTGGATAAAAAACAGTTCTAATACGCATACGGCACTTCCGCCGTGAGAAACAGGAGAACATGATGATCGACCTTAAAGACGACCTTGACGCAATCTTCAACGCGCCTCCAATCGTTGCCAACACCGAGATCCGCGAGACCTGCGGCAAGTGCAAGGGCTCCGGCGTTTGGATGGGATACGGCGACTGGACAGGCGATCGTAGCTGTTCGCTTTGCAAGGGTCGCGGTTATCAGATCTTCAAGTTCACTAAAGCTGAGCGTGACGCACGTCGTGCCAAGGTCGCGGCTCGTGCCGAGCGCAAGCAGCAGCAGACTCTCGAGGCTTTCGCCCAGGCAAACCCTCTCGTATGGCAGTGGATGAACGAGCAAGCTGATCGCTTTGAGTTTGCCAAGTCTATGCTCGAGGCCGTCAAGAAGTGGGGCAAGCTGACCGAAAAGCAGTTGGCCGCCGCTACCAAGTGCGCCGTTGGTTCAGCAGAGCGCAAGGCCAAGTGGGAAACCGATCGTGTGATGGCAAAGGCCCAGGCCAAGGAAGTTACCGTCGAGGCTATCGAGGTCGCTTTTGCGAACGCCAAGGATGCTGGCATCAAGTGGCCAAGGCTTCGTCTCGATACCTTTACCTTCTCGCCTGCTGGCGCAAACAGCGCAAATGCAGGCGCCGTGTACATCAAGGAGGGTGACACTTACCTCGGCAAGGTGCTCGACGGCAAGCTTTTCAAGTCGCGTGATTGCAGCGCCGAGCAAGAGCAGCGCATCATCGACGCCGCTCATGATCCCAAGTCTGCAGCTATTGCTTACGGCAAGAAGTTTGGCTCTTGCAGTGCTTGCGGCCGTGAGCTTAGCAATCAGGAATCCATCGACCTTGGCATAGGACCTGTATGTGCCGGAAGGTTCGGCTGGGAGTAAAAAGAAGCAGTCAATTCGGGGCTTCGGCCCCATTACCAGGAGAAAACCATGAGCAAATTCGACATCACCATCAAGACTGAAGACTACGAAAAGATTAACCTCTCCGACTACGAAGACAAACTCTGGCTGTCGTTGTGGAAGGTTGGCAGCCATTGCTCAACGAGCTTGACACGAGATCAGGTTGCTGAGCTTCGTAACGCCCTCAACCAATTTCTCGGGGAGTAACCATGGAAGACGTGCTGGAGCGTCATTACGCCGTCCGCGAGATGGTGAAGGACCTGAGCCTCAAGACCAAGTTTATCGCTGAGAAGACGGGCTACAACCAGAGCTATGTCAGTGAACTTCGCCGCAGGCACTTGGACGCCGAGGCCAGGAAGGCAGAGCGCCTCAAAAGTCAGGAGGAAGAGCAGCGTAAGGAGCAGGCCAGGATCGATCGCATGATCGCTAAAGCAGTGGTCAGAGAGCGCGAATCAATCTGCAGGATTATCGACACCGCGCAGATCCCCAAGACAGAGGCCGAACGCATCAAGAAAATGATCAAGGAGCGGGTATGAGCGGCGATCACAATATGCACCAAAAGCCAAGGTCGTACCTGGATAGCTCCGGGATTATGGACAAGCTGAAAGAGGACGACGCCCGGACATGGGCCTCGATTGCTATTGTCATCGAGCGACGCAAGGTGGCTCAGTGGATGATGGACCGCGGATATGCGACTGGCCATGGCGACACGATCGATGACCTGTTAAGAGAGTTGGACTGGCAGATTGAAGAACGTATTAAAAACGCAAGGAGAAAGTAAATGGAAGGCATGCTCGGATTCGCACTTTCAGCCTGGGTAATCCTGGCTTGGTTAACGCACGTCATTGTCTCGATACAGGGCGCCAAGTGGCTGCTGCTGATTGCTGGGGCGATCGTATTCCCGGTGGGCTGCGTCCACGGCACGGGCATTTGGTTCGGGGTGTTTTGATCGACCGCAAAGACGTTATAAAACTGGAGAACGCATGAGCGATTCATACGATGATTACGAGTGCAAAATTCAACTTGCAGAACACGCATGGGAAATAAAAGAAGCAAGACGTCAAGGGGCTTCCGAAGTTATGCGCCGAAGCCATTCGAGCAAGGGGAAACACATGAACACAGAAGAAATTATCCGCATGGCGCGGGAGGCTGGGTTGGCTTACGGATCTGACGAAAAGCCACTAGGTTCTGTAACACGCTTCGCTGCCTTAGTTGCCAAGCATGAACGCGAGGCGTGTGCGAAGGTGTGTGATGTGCTTGCTGTACATCCTGAATATGCGTCAGACATTACAAAGGTGGCAGCGCAAGCAATCCGAGCAAGGGGTAAGCAATGACCCAAGAAAAGGAATTGCATCTTCAAGCCGCCGGGTATGCGAACCGGCGTAAGGAGGCGTACATTGAAAAGATTAGGGTGCGGATCATGTCCGAAGCCTATGACCTCGCAGACCGAGGCGATTTTGAAGGTTACAACGCGGTCAAAGTGATGTGTGGTGATGTGCTGGAATCAATAGCTGCTGTCGTCGCTGCCGAGCGTGAGGCGTGTGCTCAGGAGGCAGACGCTCATGCAAGCATCGAGGGGATTGCGCAGCGTATCGCCACCGCCATACGAGCAAGGGGGCAGGCATGAACTACGAAGCCTGGATCGCCAGCCAAGTACTGCATGGCAAAGACGCAACCATCAGTCTTGCGTTACTTGAGCAAGCGTACCCGCCCGAAGTGCCAGCGTTAAGAGCTATTTATCGCTGGGCCGAGCAGATCTGCCGCAAGATCGGATGCACGGCCATCATTCACTTCTCCAGCGATGTCGTTACCTTTTACCCAACGAAGGGGTGAGTATGATCTGCCCCTACTGCCGAACCCCAAAGGGTCAGGGGTACAAGACCAAGATCCTCGAGACCCGAACATTCTGGAACCCCGAAAGGCATTATTACTTCGTAGAGCGCCGCCACAAGTGCAAGCAGTGCGAGGAGGAATTCTGGACCGAAGAACGATCACCCAAAGTAAAGGAAGAAACATGAACGAAGAGCTAAGAGATCAGATCATTGAAACCCTGAAGAGCAAGAAGATCAAAGGCAAGCAGTACGCTTTCAACATCGACAAGCTAACCGCATACGTCCAGCAGCTACTCGACGAGGAGCGAGAGCTTTGTGCAACCCTGGCCGAGCCGGTGGGCAGGTTTGGCGTGTCGGACCTGATCAGGATGAGGATGTACAAGCAGCCCGGAGCGGAGGTACAATAGGGGCTGTTTTCTGTGTGTCTCCTGGTTGTGGGTCCTTCCCCTCACGACGTTACCCCCTTCCACAGGGGGTTTTTTTCGTGTATCCTAAAGGTAAGTGCTTGATTTTTGAAGGAAAATCAGAATGCCAGCAGGAAGACCGACCGACTACGATCCCAAATATTGCGAACTGGTTATTGAGATGGGCCGCCAAGGTAAGAGCAAGGCCCAGATCGCCGCGACCATAGGCGTCACAAGGGTGACTATGTGGGGCTGGGCGCAAAAGAACGAAGAATTTTTTAACGCCTTGGCCCTTTCAGAGGAACTAGCCCTGCAATGGTGGGAGGACATAGCCCAAAGCCACCTGAAGCAGACCAAGGATGGCGTGACCCTGAACACCTCGCTCTGGTCCCGCTCGATGGCCGCAAGATTCCCCAAGGACTACACCGACCGGACGAAGCACGAGATCACCGGCAAGGATGATGGCGCCATACAAGTGGACATGGTGATGGACGTCGCACAATCCCTGATCGATGAATTGACCGGCATCCGCCAGAATGCTGACAGCAAGTCAAAGCAAGCGGATTGAAGCCAAGCTTGCCCTGCACCAGGAGGCGCTGAAGAAGCTACCCCCGGAAGCAGCGGCAGCCTTCAGAGCCCGGATGAAATGGCTCATGAGGGCGCACAAGCACCAGATCCCGCCCAAGGGCAACTGGTGGACGACATGGCTCTTACTTGCAGGCAGGGGCGCAGGCAAGACCAGGACAGCCGCCGAGGACGTTTGGCATACAGCCTGGACGACGCCCAACATCCGCATCTTGATCTCGGGCCCTACCTCGGC